GGCACATCCCGCATCAGCGGGGTACGGCTTAAACCTTCAAGCCGGCGGCAATATCATCGTGTGGTATGGGCTGACATGGAGCCTCGAACAGTACCAACAAGCGAACGCAAGGTTACACAGGCAAGGACAAACACAACCCGTGATTATTCACCATCTAGTCACTAAAGGCACGATGGACGAGCAGGTTATGAAAGCGTTAGAACGCAAAGAAGCGGGGCAAGACGCCCTCCTGGAAGCTATTAAATATCGTAAAGAATTGTATAAGGAGTAGAGATATGCAAAAGAAATGTAGACGATGCGGAGACACATTTACAGTAAAAACACACGAGGACTATTGCCCAGAGTGTGAAAAAGTAATGACGCCACCTGGTGCAGGCGTGAGTAAAGAGTTAACCTGTGAGGGATGTGGCACAGCCTTTATTCACAAAAAAGAAAAAGCGCAAGGTCGTTGGCCTAAATATTGTCCGGAGTGTCTACCTAAGTATTCGAAGGTACCTAAGAAGAAAGAAGTGGCCGTAGAACCGGTAGAGGAGCCGGAAGTAAAGGTCGTCGAATTGAAAGAAGATGTTATCAACCATCCTTCACACTATACACGCGGTAAGATTGAGGTTATCGATTTTATCGAAGATCAACAGCTTCCTTATCATTTAGGTAATGTTATCAAGTACATCGCAAGAGCAGGGCACAAAGGCGACAAACTGGAAGACCTAAAAAAAGCGCGGTGGTACTTAGACCGGTATATCAATGAGGTAATGCAGCATGAGTGACTATAAGGAAAAGGCGACTGCGTATTTACAAGATATCAAGTTGATAGCTATTCGTATTCAATCGCTACGACAGGATATTCGTAAACTGCAGTATGACATCATCACCTTATCGGCGATTGATTATTCCAAAGACCGAGTATCAGGGGGTGGTACTCCAGTAGGCCTTGAAGGTGATGTGGCTAGACTTGTAGATACGGTGGACGCCAAAAAACGGGAGATAGCAAAGCTTATAGCCAAAAGGGAAGAGGCTAGAGCTTTGATTGAACAGATAGAATGTATACCAGGGCGTATCATATTATCGCAAGAATACATAAATGGGGCGTTTCCTAAGAAAGTACAAGCGATGATATATTACGAAAAAAGCAGTTACTTCAATTTAAAAAATAAAGCGTTGAACGAATTAGGGGAACTCCTTTCATAGTGGAGTACTTTGGAGTGTTTTGGAGTATTTTGGACTTAAATGAACCGACTTGACATAGTATAATGTAGTTGTGAAAGGTGTCATTAGTCATCTAACACAAATCCTATCTTATACACAACTCGGCAAAAAGCACGGTGATGACGACCGTGCTTTTTGTTGTATGTAGCATTGTAAATACAGGGGCCCGTATTTATGATGTAGGCGATCGCGTAAGCTAAGGAGAGGGAATATGTAAAAATGAAATTTACCGCACAATGAAACCAGGGCGAGCCGATTTTGTCCACATACATTTCAAAGCTTATACATTATGAGCTTGCCCTGTATCGTTGTACGCTGACATCTGATGACTAGAACTAGTAGTCCTCCAATAACTATATAGCCTAACAACAACCAACTAGTCATCGGATTTGAGCGTACAAAGTATTAAGGTGAAAAGGTATGAGCACAGAAGTCAAATGTATTAAACGTAAATGTCTGAATAATAAGAACGGCGTTTGCACAGCAAAACTAATTGAATACGATGGCCTGTGTCAAACGTATATCACACACGACCACGCACACAAAAGTAATTGTGGATTATGCACTCGTTCGCACGGCCGATTTAAGAGAAACAGCCGTGATGTATTAAGATAGCCAGGAGGTGAGATAGTGGCTGCATTAGCAAATAAACGACATGAAAAATTTTGTCATGAGTACATCAAAGATATGAATGCGACACAGGCCGCTATTCGAACTGGTTATTCTAAGAATACAGCTAATAGAATAGGTAGTCGCTTGTTGTCAAATGTTGATATCAAAGCAAGGGTAGCTGAATTACGGGAAGCCTACTTCAATGAAAACATCATGACGGCTCAGCAGGTCGAGTATGAGTTAACACGAATTGCCCTGGGGCTCTCAAATGAAAAACACGTCGTTATCGAGGGCACAGGAGAAGGATGTTCCGAAGCTCGAATTATCGATAAACCGCCGGACGAGAAGTCAAGACTGAAAGCCCTGGAGCTCATGGCTAAACGCCATAGAATACTCAGCGGTGATACAACTATCGATATTAAGCCTGTACTCATCGTAGGTGGTGACGATATTGCAGACTAATAGAGTGTACTTGCCGGATATCGTAGGCAAGGGATACGGTGCTTTTTGGCGGTTTAAAGGCCGTTATAAAGTAGTCAAGGGCAGTCGTGCCAGTAAGAAGTCCTCTACGCAGTCTCTTAAAGTTATTATGGAGATAATGGAGAACCCGTGTATAAACTGGCTAGTCGTTCGTAAGACAGAACGGACTTTGCGTGACAGTTGTTTCGCGCAACTCAAATGGGCTATGCGCCAGTTGAAGGTGGAGCGGTATTTCAAATGTTCTGTGTCACCACTTGAGATAACGTATATCCCTACAGGGCAGAAAATCCTATTTCGCGGTCTCGATGATCCTTTAAAGGTAACGTCTATTACTGTTGAAGTCGGCGCTTTGTGTAGGCTGTGGATTGAAGAAGCTTACGAGATTATGAGCGAGGATGCGTTCAACAGATTAGACGAATCTATTCGTGGCCAGTTACCTGAAGGCATGTATCACCAGGTAGTGCTAACCTTTAACCCGTGGTCTGATAGGCACTGGTTAAAGAAACGCTTCTTTGACGAGCCAAGTGAAAACGTGCTGGCCATGACTACGAATTACCTGTGTAACGAGTTCTTGAGTGAATCGGACTTAGTACTGTTCGAGGAAATGAAGAAGAACCCTAAGCGGTATCAAGTAGCCGGCTTAGGTAACTGGGGCGTTGTTGAAGGCCTGGTTTACGAAAACTGGAAAGAACAAGAATTTAATGTCGATGCAATTAGAGGTCAAACCGGCATCAAGTCCGCGTTTGGCCTTGATTTTGGTTATACAGTAGACCCTACAGCGCTAGTGTGCATGCTAGTTGATATGGCGAATAAGAAAATCTACATATTCGATGAGCTGTACGAAACAGGGCTTACGAATCAACAATTAGCATCCCACATCATAGATATGGGATACGCAAAAGAGAAGATTCGAGCCGATAGTGCCGAGCCTAAATCCATTGAGGAATTGTACCAAGCAGGGCTAAAAGGAATAACCAAGGCACGCAAGGGTAAAGACAGCATATTAAACGGTATTCAGAGGATACAAGACTACGAATTAATCGTTCATCCAAGATGCGTTAATGTGCTGCGTGAGTTATCCACGTACCAATGGGCGAAGGATCGCTTTGAGAAATATACAGGGAAACCTGAAGACGAAAACAACCATGCTATGGATGCTATGCGGTATGGTTTGGAAGATATTAATGTAGAAAGGTGGTCGTTTGATTGATATTATCTCAGCTATGGGACCGCATCATAAAAGGTTCAGCGACTATGTCGGAACGCGAGTTCCTACAAGCACAACTGCGTAATTTTCTAGGTAGCGAACAGCGGAAAACGATGTGTACTGCTATCGATTATTATGACGGTAAACACGACATTTTGAATAAACAACGATACGTTATTGGTGAGGGTAATACACGAATAGCGTTACAGGGCGTTCCTAATAATCAGATTGTGGATAACCGATTTGATGATTTAGTAGACCAAAAGGTTAACTACTTATTGTCCAAGCCGTTGGATATTAACGCAGATGATGACGAGCTCGATAAGATGTTTGGTATTCAGTTCCAGCGCTTATTGAAGTCTGTTGGCAAGTTTGCAACGATGGCGGGCAAGGCGTATATACACCCTTACATTGGTATCGATGGTACGCTAAAGTTTAAGATGATGAAACCGCATCAGGTTTTACCATTTTGGGCAGATGAGGAGCACACACAACTAGATGCGTTCCTTTACTTGTACGACATTGAGTACTACACAGGACTAGAAACTAAGACCATTCACAAAGTGGAATACTACACACCGAATGGTATTCAGTATTACATATGGGATACGGAACGTTTACTTCCTGATCCGGATAAAGAAAATACTGCTAATTTTGCGATTGCCGATAAGCCGTATAACTGGGAACGTATTCCTCTCATTATGTTCCGTGCGAATGAATTCGAGCAACCGCTTATTGATAAGGTTAAATCCTTACAGGATGCCCTTAACCGATTACTATCTAACTTCCAGGATAATATGGAAGAAGATATCCGCAGCACAATTTTGATACTACAGAACTATGACGGCGAAAATCTCGCTGAGTTCCGTCAAAATCTTGCGTCGTATGGCGCAATCAAGGTTCGCACAGTAGATGGTGTCAACGGTGATGTGAAAGCCTTAAAAATAGAGGTGAATAGCGACAATTACCAATTACTGATTAACATTTTGCGTAAAGCTATTATCGAGAACGGCCGGGGCTTTGATGCCAAGGACGATCGCATGGCTAACAATCCTAATCAGATGAACATTATGTCTATGTACTCTGATATTGATTTAGACGCCAATGAAATGGAGCTAGAGTTTAAATCTAGCTTGCACGATTTGATGTGGTTCGTTAACACGTATCGTGGCTTAACTAATCAAGATACCGTTGAAGAAGTGGACTTCATATTCAATCGTGACCTACCTATCAATGAAGGCGATACGATTAATAACTGTAAAAATTCCGTTGGTATCATATCCAATGAAACCATCATTGCAAATCATCCATGGACGACTGATGCTGCGGAAGAACTTGCAAAAGTGAAAAAGGAACAGTCCGAAGTAACAGCAGATTTTGTTGTACCGAACGGCGGTGAGGCAGATGGCGAATGATTACTGGGAGAAACGGTAT